TTTGTCCACATAGTAATTCTCCTCTGAGGTTGTTTCATAAACTGCGTTAGAACGTCTCTAACACTTTTTACTTATGCATATTGTACTGGTAAAAATGGTAAAAGTACATACTGAAAATCGTGTTTTACTACTACGTATTTTCTGTAGAGTAGTTGAGACGCAATATCTCCCACGTGTCACTAAAGCTGGTCACACTGTGAACTTTTTCTGCACGTAAACTAATGGTATGGTCATTGCCACCTGGGTCGGTCTTGTCACCAAAGAACACAAACGGCGACAGCACATCAGCAACCTGAGCTTTGTCTTTGCCTTTTTGGTAAATGTCTATGCCTGTTTCACCTGCTACTGTGGCATCTATGTCCGGGAACATCTTGGTTATGGCTTCTGCTATTTCATACCGCTCGCCGTTGTCTGTATCCCATTTTACATAGTCTGTACGTTGTGTTTTGTCTGCTCCGCGCCCTACTACACTAAAGTTACACAGACCTATCCTGTGTTCAATATGTGTGCCTGTACGGGTCGGATATGCGCTATATTCGAGCCATTCGTTTAAAAATAGTTCAAGATCTCCGCCTATGCGCCAGTCACTTTTGTGAACCAGTTGTCCACGTACATATATGCTATTACCAGCACAATTGTAAACTGCGTTCACACTGTGGGCCACATCTTCACCAATCTGCTCTACTGTTTTAGCGTAATCACTTCCGGTGATCAAGTACACGTTCTTGTGTTTGATCCAATCCAGGAACCAACCCTTAAATGGGCCATACATTGTACTACGGCTAGGGGTAAGTGTGCCGTCCACATCAAATACATAATTCATAATATGATTATACTTGTATTAAAATGGTTAGTCAATAAAAAAGGGCGACATTGCGCCGCCCTTAATTGTATTAGTCTGCCATATAGACGCTTCTCAAAAGCTCAGAATACTCATTTGCAATAATTTCTTCTGTAATATCTTCGACAACTTCTTCGCCTTTGATAATGCAGTTCCAGCAATATGCTAGATAGTTAAGTACTACCGCACGGTTTTGTCCATAACCAATGTCATATGGTAGAGCATTGTGTGCGCCTACTGGATTTTGTACATTGCCTTTTACTAATGCATCGACTGCACTAGAACTAAAGTTACTGTCTTCGTATCCATACAGTTTAATATCTGTACTAGCAAGTTCATCAACAGTTTCTATCCATTCATCACTACAATCCATTGCAAGTCCTGCTAGAATAGCAACACCTGTTGCAGGTTGTACGTGAAAGTGTCCATTACCTGGAGCATCTAGTTTATCCATAAGCACTAATGCATCAGCAAGTTTGTCTACTTGATCGTGTAGATCTTTTACACCTGGAGTCTGGAACATGCTCTTGCCTCCATATGGACAACCTATATTAAGGGCTGTACCAATTGAACCTCTTTTTAGTTTTGAATTCTTAAAACGATCCAGCAAATTCTTAGCACGGAATGCGCCAGTAATTTTGTCTGCTTTTGTTTCAACAGCATCTACGCTGTCAATAATATAGTACAACGAACACGCTTCATATGGATCACTAATTTCGTATGTACGTACTGCAACTTCTTTTGGCACTGGAATTAACTTTACATTTGTGTTGACTACTTGTTCGTCTGAGTAATGCTTCTTCCAAATGTGCTGACGAGTGTTTCCGTCTAAAACATATGTCGAACCATTCTTAAAAAATGCAGGTTTCGAAGTAGTTGGTCCTGTATAATGTAACAGGTCAACTTCTGCGTGTTTGTGCATTGCTTTAGTCAAGCGTGTTACTGCTTTCTTAGCACGATGCTCTACATCACGGTTAATTGGAAATGTTGGAACTTTTAAGAACTCTATTAGATCTATCGTTGTGCTTTCTGACGGCATTGGGAAGTCTGTTAGTTCAAATGTTGGTTCTTCTTGGAATTCAAATAGGTCATTAGAGACCACTGATAGGTTTGTGTTTGACATAATTATCTCCTTAAGTTATCTTCAAACATGTAACAATGACCTCAGTCATTTTACATTTGGTAGGTCTTATACCTACCTTAGTATATTAAAGTTTTTGCGAAGAGAAGTCAATCTTTTTGGTAAAAAAGTCAATAAAAAAGGGCGACATTGCGCCGCCCTTTACTTGCCTCAAGTTGGATTAGAATTAATCAACGAGACCCATTTGCATGGCACGGTATCCAGCAGCCACCAACTTGCGGCTTGCTCGACCATGTGCATATTCGGTGACCCGAACGCCATTTCCAGCTTTTCGTGTGTTCGCATAGATTGGAAATCCTGCGTAACGAATATCACTCACGGTAGCCGTCGGGTTCTTAATTGCGAACCGCTTTGTAATCTGACTAGCGGAAAGTGACTCACCGTCAAGGACGAGAGCTTTGAATAATTTGCCTTGCTTTGTTTTTAGATTAAACAATATATTTCTCCTGTTAATTTAAATGCTACACTGTAGCATGCCTATAGTATAGGCAACTCTTAACACATTGTCAAGAGTATTCCTACTCTGATTTAACCAAAGTCCAAATACCATACAGGATTGCGGCATAAGACACAATTGTGGCAAGTGGGCTAAAGATCAAAACAACTACACCAACGGCAATAAGTGCTACGCCGTCTAAACTAGTGCGTTCTGCAAAACGATCTTGGATCCAATCTAACATAGTTTTCTCCTTAAGGTTGAATTGGTGCTACTTCTACTACATTGGCTAGTTTAAAACTACGCCAGCCATTTTTATCAGTACACCACACTGACAAATTCTCTGTGTTTGTTTTACGTTCTGTTTTTTCTTCGTCTTCTACTACCTTTTGTGGTGGTAGCATGTCTGTGTTAAGTGTACAAGGCATCTCTCTTGTTTCACCATTAATCTTAGTAAAGGTAACACGGTATACACCTTCACTCAACATGGATTTGATAATGTCTCTTCTTTGATCTACTGTTTCTTCATTAAACTTAACTGTGTTCATATATGCCTCTTAATAGTTTCGACAAGTATAGCACAATATAAATAGAAATGCAATGAATAACTACTTTTGTGTTTTACCATTTTATGCCAAAGAATTCAAGAAGCCCGAGACTACTCCTTGTTGTCTATTACCTACAGGAACCAATGTCGAACAAGTAAAACGTGACATGCTGGGTGGCCAGCGTAGCTCCGCCTGTAGTAAATGTTGGCACTTAGAAGATCGAGGTGCTAAGAGTGATAGACAAATTAAAAATGAGATCTTTGACTTCTATGCAGACAAAGATATCAATGCCGTTGAAGCTGAATGCAGAGACGACAATTACAGCACCAGAATCGTTAAACTGCACACATCCAATCTTTGTAATAGCACTTGTGTAACTTGTAATGGTCTTGCCAGTAGTCTTTGGGCCAACCTCAGAAGTGACGATGGATCATATTTGTTAAACGAAACCCAGGAAAGATTGCGTAGTCTGGACCCAGATGATAATGCAGGTGCTAAAGTTTGGTCGGAACATTTAGAATGGTTAAAAGGTAAAGCACAACAAAAAGAAACCTACATTAACTTTGTACCAAAAAATGTGTTTGATGATATCAATTACAAAGATCTAGTAATGTTGTCATTTGTTGGAGGCGAACCTCTATTAGAGAAGAAAAACTTTCAGGCATTGGAACAACTATTAAAGCACAATAATACCAACTGTTTTATAAGTTTGGTTAGTAACGGTAGTGTTGTGCTGACTGATGATCAAAAAAATATATTGTCACAGTTTAGAAATGTTAATATATGCCTCAGCATAGACGGTATAGAAAAACGCTTTGAATATATGCGGCATCCGTTGAAGTGGTCAGTACTGCTTGATAATATTAAATTCTTTAGAGAACTAAACTATATGTTGAGTGTAAGTTACCTAGTTAGTAATGTAAACGTTATGTACTATAAAGAAACTGTTGAATGGTTCAACAGTCAGAAGTTACCTTTCAATCATAATATGGTTTTCGATCCTCCTTACTTCTCTCCATATGCACTACCTATAGAGGTAAAAAATAGTATAGATCTTTCTTCTATACCCAAGGTCCAAGGGGGAAAAGACTTGGCTAACTTCCGTTTGGCTATTAAGGAACTGCAGGAACAAGATCGATTGAAAAATATAAGTCTAAAGGACTATATGCCTGAATTCTATAATATAGCTAAAAGATATCAAGTTTAATAGTCATGTTTACCTTTTAGTTCGCTTAACAAAATACCCTTGCTTCGTTCTATGTCTTCTTCATGCTTAACTTCTAACATAGTATGAGCAAAGATTTCAACAAAGTCCACAATTGCTTGCTTGCCTTTGTCCGAAAAGTGACTATATTCTTTACCAACTGAGCTGTGGTAATAGTAATCGGGGTCACTTACTAAGTCTAGTAAGGCCGCGTACACAGTTAATCTAAGCAAAGGTTTATCCATTAATTGATACCTTCCATAAATTCGGTAGAATTTCTTGCATATGTAAATTGGTTTTTTGTTTAACCAAGTCAATTAGTTTAAATTTTAAATGATTATGCAATATTAATTTCGGATCGAAGTTCAGTACTAATAAACTTTTAGTCCACGTGTTCAGGAAATGCACAAAATCATTTACGCTTTTGTATTTCAAACTTACTGGATGTCTAAGAATTATCGGATCAGAATCACTAATATAAGCAGGTCTATGCTTTGCTATATTATTTTCTATTAGGCAATCATGGTAATACTGTTTAGCAATAGTATCAGACTCTATACAAGTTGTGTTGAAGCCAAAGTCTTGTAAATACCATCCCGCAAAGTCAACCACAGTGATATTTTTGTCTAGAATATTATTTGTAATCCAGATGTCAATATTATCCAACGGAAAAGCGGAACCAAATCTGGTCTTTCTCCATAGCAACACGCTAGGTCTTGCAATGTGAAACAGTCTGAACTGTTGTGTTCGGGAAAGACCACCAGCAGTAGAGTAGGATTTTATTATTTGCATAGGCCGTAACAATCCATTGGATGTGCAAATACCATATGGTTACCGTCGACCCTATTAAAGGTGTGTAGTCTTTTAAACCTAGGATCACAATGTTTCATAATTAGGTCCAACGATTGTTCTATGCTGTCAGGTAACTCGAAGTCTATATTATGCTCTCTAATAGTAAACCTATTAATACCAACATAAGCCGTACTGGCATTTTGCACTAAGTTTCTAATCCTGTGTACCAACGTCCTAGTAGTCGTTACAGCAATGCCATTTCCAAAAACAATTATGCCGTTGTAATTAACTTGTTTATCAATGTTTACGTGTTTCCTACAAATATTATAGAAAAGTCCTTTTTCTGCTCGCCAAGTCCAATGTACACCAGGGAATTGGCTAACAAAGTCTAACATTATTTTTTCCTGCTCTAGTACAGTATCTTGTTTGTATTCATTGAGACTCAGTACTTGGCGATCTCGCCAAGTATCCAGATCTGGGTTATTATGTCTTTCGGGTATCATTGTGATAGGTCGGGCACTTGCCGTTTCTGACAAGGCCCATTGCTTACTTAGCCATCTAAATCCATTGGATCTCCGTCTTGCGTTTCACGTAAGAAGTCTCGGTACTTCCATTGCACCATGCCAATACTAAGGTCCACTATGATAGCAACTGCAAATCCAAAGAACCAATACGCAGGATTTCCAAATGCCAATGATCCAAAGAATGCAATACCAATAAACAACGACATCCTGGTTACTTCATCTCTGAGACTGATACCACCGATACACCATTTAATAAACTCAATATACTTACTCATACTTTTTCCTTAATGTTAAATCCACGGAATCTTAAGAACCGTGGGAATCGTAAACTGAAAGTACCATCCTGATTTTGTGTTACTGCGTCAGCACGTACTTCCACCAAATGATTAATAATAGAATCTCGTCCTTGCCAAAATTCATCGCGGTCAGCATCTGTGAATCCACTTCCCACATTAACTTGGATTTCCTTCCCATCATCTTCCCCCTGACAGACAAATGCACCTAGTCTGCCTTCGTTTCTCCCCGTGCCTTGCTCTATCTCAGTTACTTCTAAGGTAACTTCAATAAACGGTTTGGCTTTCAACCAAGCATGACTGCGTTTACATTCATAAGGTGCATCTATGTCCTTAATCATTACGCCTTCGTAGCCACCATCCACAGCCGCTTTATTAAGTTCCACAAAACGGCTTTGTCCTTGTTGTGTATTTAAATCTAAAGTTTCCCAATCTAAAACTTCTACATTAGGTAACTGTTGACTGTTTGACTTGACCCATGCTTTAACCATAGCACTTCGCTCGTGCTGTGGCTTGTCCCACAAACCTTTACTAAAGAACCCTGCAGGGATCATATCAAATAAGTGTAGTACAGCATCATTTGCCGCAACGTTATCTTTGCGGTGTACCTGTTTCATTAAGTCTTGGAAGTTAGCACTCATTACTTCTCCATCTAACACCATAGGAATATCAAATGACACTTGTCTGACTACTGCACTGATCTGTTCGCAGATATGTCCGAAGTTATGAAACTGTTTACCATTACGACTAAACATTTCAACAACGCCATTGGGCTTTACAAAAGTAATAACCCTAACACCATCTAGTTTAACTTCAATTTGTTTTTCACCAGCCATCTTCTTTTCGTGGTTGGCACTGTCGTGTGCTAGTTGGCAAGTGAATACCGGTACAGCATACTCAGGACGCTTTTGTTTTTTAGCCACGGTGTTTACTGTCTTTTCTGACACACCACAACGAAGATCCTTAATAAGGATACGTCTATAGAACTTGTTCCATTGTTCTTGTGTAGCAACATCCATGCACAACTGAATAGCATCACGTGCCGCATGGCCCGTAAGAACTCTGGCATTGAGCTCATGTGCTAGGTCTAAGAAAACGTCCCAAGTTAACCCTTGTCCTTCATTCTGGCTTTTTTCAGGAACCTGTTTAACACCAAATGTGTATAACTTGTCCAAACACATTTTAAGACCCGCAAAGAACTCGTCCAAGCCTTGGTTCATTGCGTCTGCCAGCACAGCCTCTTTGGCAAGTCTGCTATTGTCTGCTTCTAGCCTGGCAATAATGTCCTGTGGTTGTGTTCTCATCATTTCACATCCAGTTGCTTTTTGATATTGATTATGGTCACCGCTCATTATTCAATCTCCCACATAAGAACATCACCCTTACCTGTAAATACCCACCAGGCCATTTTTAATCGTTTTCTGATATTGATCCCGGGCCAACTCATAGGTCTCACACATTTCCAAAAACCAAGACTATCAGGACTGCGGACACTCCAGTTGTTGATTTCATCAGCGACATAGAATCTAGGTGTTCTCATTCTTCAACCCCAAGATGTTCTTTAATCATGTCACCGATATCTCTAATACTGGATCTCAGCCATTCGCCGTCACTGAATTTTGACGCACCTACATCAATAAACATGACACATTCCCGAACAATCAACTCGGCGAACTTTTCTAATTCTAAATATGGGGTATTCTCAAGCGTACCGTTTCCATATTCTGCGGCGTGGTCTTTGAGTATTTCAAGCATGCCGGACTTGTTAGCAATTTCCATAATTAATTCTTTATTCATTTTATTTTCTCCAAGGTAAACGATTCGTTTGGATATTCTGGAGTGGGCACAAACACATATTCCGTTTTTTGTTTGTAAGGGAATTCAATCGGAACAGCTGATTCCCCGTTCGTGTAGGAATCCTTAGACACTTCGCCGCCATCATCCGCATACCATTCCCAGAAAACTTTTCCGTTTATATCATAAGGTTGTCCGCTGAACCGATCTGGTTGTTTGAACACAGTTCCGCAACGTATGTTCTGATACATACCCTCACCAACCGCAAGCCACTCCCAATCTTCACCTGTGAGTGGCTTGAGTGGCTTAAATTTTGCAAGTTCCGAGAACAATCCTATGGCGTAAGGTGCCGATGACCCCGAATGTCCTTCGTCAGAAAACACCTCTAATAGTTTCAACACGTTATTGCAAATCGCTTCTTGCATCTCGTCGCAATATTTACCGTCAGCGTCTAGCCAACCGGCGGCTCGAAACTCTCGCTCTGCGTGTAATTTATAATTACTCATTTTATTTTCTCACAATCTTTCCATTCACCGAGTTCATTGCTCATTATCTTTCTCCCTTTGAAATCATTTGGTCACCTCTCCATTCACCGACATACTGCATACCACTGCACCTGGGTCTTCTAGCATAAAGTCATTCACAAGCTCGTCAAACTTGCGTCCATTTTGGTTAAACTGTAGTGGAGTTGAGTAAACATGCACGGGCTTATCCTTAACCTTGTAGGCATACAGTTTGTTGCCTTCAACATAGTATACATGATCAGGTGTAGTAAAGTCCTTGTACACTGTTTTTTCTCTGAGTGCCTTCATCTTACCCCATCCTAACAATAATAACAAAAAGAATCAAAATCAAAACACCTAATAACAAACTACACAACTGCGACCCCTGCTTTCTTTGCTTCGTACTCATTGTTGGGAACAGTAACTCTTTCGTAGTCTCTAACTGTGTCCCAACCTGCTTCAAGTAAACAGAAAGTGCCTGGCTTAAAATAGTAACTGGTATCGTCATCAAACCTAATGTGCATCAAATCAACTGTATTCAGTAACATATGATTCTCCTTATTTAGAACATGCATATGGTTTGTCCCAGTCACCTACATTAATAGACATGTAGTAGGCAGTATCAAAATAGTCAACCTGGGCGTCGGATCTATCATAGTGACCAGTTCCTTTATGGTAACCTTCACCTTTAATAGGAGCAGTCTTGATGATCTCAACAATCTTCTCAAAGAACTTAGAGTGCTCACCGTATCTGTTAGTGTGGTAAGGATTAATCTGCACATAGTCATTTCTATATTCACGTAGTAAAGCTGAAAAGTCGGTAGGCCCTTGCTTGACAGTAACTGTAACACTCATGCTACCAGTTGCTTTACGAACACCAAACTTGAACTTAGGAAAGGTTGCTTTAAGTTCGTCTCTGATTGCTTTAACGTCTTCTTTTGAAATGTATGCCATCTTGTTTAGCTCCTTACTAGTTAATATACTTACGTATTATAGAGCCTTTTGGACAACAAGTCAACCAAAGAAAATCCTGTAAAGACAAAGACTTACTAACAAATTTTTCTCTTTATAATCAACGACTTACAAATATCCTTGTTCAAAGTTATAATCTGTTGTGAACAACTTTACTTCTAGTAATCGCTTACGTTCTATAGCATCAGCAACCATGTTCTTAACATCGTCCAATGTGACGTAATCGTTCCACCATTCTGTACGCCACTCATCCACAAGCCAAATATCGTCTATAGTATATTTCTTAAACTGACGTTCTAGTGCTTTACACTTCATCTCGGGACCAGCATACAGCAAAGGGAACGCTATTAAATCACCACTATGCGCACTATACTGTTTATTGCGTTCAACATAGTCCTTAGCAATACCAAAGCCAAGCCTACCACGTAAGTTCTGTACAATGTAGAAGTAGTAGTTAGTCATTACGCCGCCTTTGCGTATTCAACGATCTCATCACCAAAGTAAAGATGTAAATCGCTATATGTGTCTAACAACAACTGCGGAACCCGTTCAGTGCCACCTAGTTCTTTGTATAACTGTAACAGTCCAATGATATACGCATCGTCTCGCCACGGCATAGCTTCACCGTACTGCTTTTCAGTGAACAGTTTGAATGCTTTATGAACTGCTCCTGCATAACCGTCCAAGTCAACAAATATATTTTGTATTAAACCCGCAATCTCACGCAAAAACTTATCCGTAAGTTTTGCTTTATTTTTTGCAAGTTCATCAAGCATAAAGAACAATGATACGTGTATATTGTCTTGATGAAAGTATGTGTTATGCCATTTACACGCTTCTTCGATGACTTTATCGCTTCTTGCTTTAAAGATACCCACGTTAGTAAACGTGCCTGGATGTTTGTTTAAGGCACTCTTTTCTTCAACAGGATAGCAATCATACTTTTCTGCAATAGCTACCTTACGTTCTATAGCAACATCCTCTTCGTCGTCTGTGTTCTTGTCAATACGAACTACATAAACGCTTGTGCGCAAATCACTGTACGCACTTTGTCGCTTCTTACCTTTACCGTTAAGAATACCAAACGCCTTTCTTGCAAAAGCCAAATCATCTGTTTCTACGTAGAGTACATTAACTTCAAAGTCACGCCAGTTATCTGCATCAACTCCTTTTACAAGTCCTGCTCTGATTAAAGATGCAAGTACTGTAGCAGTGTGCTGTCCATCTATACTCAACCATTTACCGTCGCTAGTAACAACACAATTTAGTGCCTGCACCAACTGCTCCATAAATCTTGCAGGATCAGCAATAGTCTTAGCACAATGTTTAGCGTCTAGTTGTCGTTGAATATCGTTAGCAATGTCCAGTTTGCCTAACCCCATTCTAGCCACCTTAGGAAGCAGATTTGGATCCAGCATCTTATCTTGTTCTTGCCACTGTTTAATTAATTTTTTCCAAGCATTACTGCGCTCTAGTGTTTCAACCCTATCAAGTAGATCTACCACTTCGTTGCTAGCCTTTGCTAACGGATTTAGAATCCGCATAGGGTTAGGCTTTCGAGTTATATCTTTGTATTCTAAAACAAATTGTGCCATACCAGCTCCTTACTAGTTAATATACTACGTATTATAGAGGTTTTCGGACAAACTGTCAATCAATTTAATCTAACCTGCTTCCTGCGTAGCACTTGTCCAAGCCCAGCTTGTCTTTTAATAAGGTAGCGTATGCGTCTGCACCTGCTCCGCTAGCATCAACGCTCTGGCCCATGTACCACTTGTTCCACAGTTGCAAGGAGCCTGAGTAGCTCTTACGGAAGCCCACTGTCTGCAGGGCCTTGCCCAGCTTGCTGTTGCTACGTACGCCGTAGACATCAACCCAGCTGAAGCCACAAGCCCCACCGTCGTCACCGTTAAAGTGACTGTTAGCAAACTCCTGAGCCGCCGTGTTAGCCGCTTGCAGGGCTTCTTGGTGCACCAGCTCTACATTGTATGTTTCGATCGTTGCAGTCATCTTGTTTAGCTCCTTACTAGTTAATATACTTACGTATTATAGAGCCTTTTGGGCAGATGGTCAACCAATAAAATTGTATTGTTTTTCAAGGAGATACACGCTATCCCAACTAGTAAGGTCCTGTTGATCTATGCTCCATTTCCTACGATCAAACAGATCATGTGTTAGCTCGTACACATACAGTAGGAATGCTACTGACCATTCTGTACACCAGTTCTGAATAGCCCAAAGATTAACCAAATCTAGCATTGACAAGGGTTTAGTGGGGATAGACAACCGATACTTGAGTTGATTACTCCAGTATTTGTTAAAGTATCTATCTTGTTCTACAGTAAACTGAACGCCTAATAACTGCTCAACAAACGGCTTATTAGACAGGTCTACAGGGTCAACACAAGGGTATTCTGGCGTATGCTTGGTGTAGTGTTCATACCAATCTTGGATCTGTATATAATGGTTATCTACTGCGTTAGACATGCTTAAAGATAGTTTTTTATAGGATATATTATACAGACAGTTGCCAACTTGTCTACAAGGGTATAGTTGTATTAGTTTAGCAGTGGGAAAGGTGTTCGTTATAAGTTCACGATCGTAGTTGTGCGTTATCAGCACTGTGTGATCTACTAGATCCTGTTCTAGTTCTTCATACCAATTGTCCCTACCGTTAATAGGCAGAGAGTAAGGGTCACGATTCGTGTCAACACGAAAGTCTGGTTGTGAGTCTAGATTTTTGCCGGCATACAGTCTGCCTAAAAAGTTTCCGCCAGAACCTTCGTAATGGCTTATTACCAGTTCAATATTGTTTTTCACATTTTACTGGTTACTGATGTTGAGCTTAATAGCAGATATAACAAAGTCAATATCTTCGTTGCCTGTGTTGTTGAGACCAGCGGCGTCACATTGTGCTTCTACAAATCCAATTGTGGCTCCTTCACCAAAACTGTTTTGCCATAATTTATGTAATAGATCATGCTTATCTGGATCTGACTGTTTAATTCTGTCTAGTGTTTGTATAGTAATACCCATGCCCATTTGAATGTCCTTTATTCGACTTGTTCCGGTAATTCGTTTATTATACCCTGCGCAGAGCCATCATTGATTATTTGATCGAACTCGTTCATAATATTTAACAGTCTTTCAAATGCATCTTCTGGGGATATTTTAGGTACGCATCCTGCCGCTATGTTTTGTTCTTTCCAATCTTCTGCTCCCATCATGCACTCGTATTCGTTGTCGTAAACGGCCACAGGGTTGATACCTAGGTTGGTTACTAGAATAAGTTCATATAACATAACACCTCCTTTGAGTATATACTATATGGTATTACTACCCTTGTGTCAATTTAATTTTCACCAATTAAGTAATAAGGTTCAATCTCTGGCAGAACGTCTACGATATTACAACCGCGACGTGTGTCTAAGGTCTCGGTATGTTCGATTGGTAAAGGATATTCCACAGTCATCATTGCATTGCATATTGCATCTAGTTTGTCTTTTAACAATCCATTGACATAGTACGTGCTATGCTTTATTTTGTCTATTGCTACTAATTTGAGATCCTCAGGTAGAGCACCCACATGATTCTCAGGTTCTTGTGCAATGCATAGATCCAATTGGTACGGTTCTTTGAGATAACCGTTACCATACAAAAAGTCTAACGTTTTAGGTAATGCAAGAACATTGTACCACATGGTAACATGATTTACTCGCAAGTGTACGTTAGGCAAATTGTTAACAGTATCTAGATTCTTAACTATCTGGTCCCATTTGCTACCCCACCTAATATACTCCAATAGGTCGCCTGTGCCGTCCATACTAACAGTAAATGTCACGTCGCGGAACTTGGGTACGTAGTCTAGTAACTTGTATCCATCGTAATCCAACTTGGTTAAATTGGTAACATACATCACCATAACATCTGTTTTACCAATGTCTATTAGGTGATCCAGCATCTGCCAGTGTTCTTTCTGGAACATAACTTCACCACCAGCAAAGTATATGTCATATAACTCATCCAATGGGCCATACTTACTGATCATGTCGGACCATTCTTCTGACTCGTGTGCTTTGACTATGTGTTTACCATTGAATCGTTTATCAACTTCTTTTGCCCAGGTATGGCTGTATTCTGGACCACACATACGACAACTTAGATTACATACGTTGCTAAACCTAATGTCCCAATATCGCATGTTAAAGTCTTTGAGACTACCATCTGGATTGGTCATTTCTTCAATCTCGTCCATGGTGATCATTTGATCCAACATTGTGTTCTTGCTTTGTCTAAAACTTTTTCCACCATGCTTTTCTATGTCGTAACAGGGCTGGCATTCAGTAGTCTCTTTACCTTCCAACATATTAAGTCGTAACGTATTAAAGTTGTCCTGATTCATTATGTCCATGTGAGTATCATAATCTCGCATGTTCCCGTAATCAGAGGTTTGATCGCCGTCCGTTCTGCTACAATTAGCATTACAACAGGGCGAGACTTTACCGGTAGCGTCGTGAAAGAAATGCGTCCAAGGAAGGATACAGAAAGTTTTATTCATAATATGGTTGAGTATAGAGTCTAGGCTATATCTCTATAGCCCAGTTCTCAATAAGTATTGATTGAAGATACTAAGTTCTATCTGTCCAAGATCTTGTTGTCCAGGTGACGTTAGCATCAGCCTGCATTTCGTCATTAACGGACTGAGCATCTGCGTCATTTGCTACTATGTCAGCAAACCAATCTTCGCTTGGTACTGGGTCTGTAGTAAATGTGTACTTTTTGTACAACACCGCTGAATCAGCTGGACTACCCTCAACAACTAAGGTTCCTGCATCAATTAGTGGTTGCATTGCAGTATCATAAGCGCCGAATCTAGCGTTCATTGTAGATAAGTCTGAGCCAGTTAATCCTTTAACCGTACCGTAGTCTCTACATTCAAACTGTGTAGTAGTAGCATCATCATGTGTGTATATTAAATCATTAGCTATGAATATGTAAGCCATTTGTTTTCTCTCCTAAAGCATATATATAACGTATTTATTATTTTTACTGTACATTAGTAATAGTTGACCATGTACACATTTTATGCTTGTCGCCATATGTGCCAACTTCTTTGATGCAGGGATCTTTTTCATTGACGTAACTATTACCTGATGCTCCTGGAGCATGGTACCTAATATTGGGGTCTTGTGTCATTATAGTACCCCATTTCCACATAATACTAAAGTAATCATCACTGAAGTCTGGCAACTCTGATTCATTAGGATACGTAGATTTTAATAGTGGTACTTTAGGGTAAGACTGTCCGTTTATGTTAACGGTTCCTTCTATTGTTTCTCTTTGTACTTGGTATTTGCCTAAATGGGCCTTTTCTACTACGTTTAATCTAGCCATGTCACTGTTAAAGTCCTCAAGTGCTTCTCCACTTAACGCAATACCGCCATACTGTCGCATAGTAACGTGAATATATGTACCATCGGGTAGTTTATAAACATATGGTAATGATTGCATCGCTATAGCCATTTTAAATCCTAGAACTAAAGAAAAAGCAGGGCCCGAAAGCCCTGCTGGTTATTGGGTAACAAGGTGACCAACCCCGGAAAAGTTTTACGCGGCTAGCGCAAACTCCTCAAAGTAACTGTTTTCATTTGCAGTTATTATAGTTGCTTGATTAACGGTCATCGCCTACCGTGCTGTCTGTTCAAGTACTCATTTACCCCGTCGAAACCTTGACACCCCCATCAACAATACTCTGTAACAAAATACTCTTGGTGGAGGTGGCGGGAGTCGAACCCGCGTCCGAAATACCTTTCCCCTTACTTCATACAGCAATAACTTGTATTTACTAGAAAAGGGCCCAGAGGCCCTTTTACTAGGTGTGTAGTGTATTAAGCCATTTCAGATTCAACTGCTACACTGCCTTCTAGTACACGTGCCTTAATGCTATCCAAACTTACTTCTTGTTTAGTAACCTTAACACTGCCATTGTACTTGGCATCTGCGGCACGGATTGCTTCTGCATTGAGCGGATCACTCATCATTGTGTCCATACCCATTAGAGCTTTTACTGCTTCACCTTTGCTCATCGCATCTGTAAGTGAAACAAGATCGATATTCTCATGCCTATCCTTAACAAGGATTTTAACACGTGTCATATCATTTGCGAAACGTACCTTAGTAACACCTTTAAGCGTAGAAACACCTGCTACTGCGAAAGTTTTATTAGTCATAGTCAATAACTCCTAAAAAATTAAAATTAAAAAACAAATAATACATCTTCGATTATACTACCATTTACTTCTTATGTCAACCGTTTTTACTCTACTGCTTTTTTAACACTCTCTTGGACCACACCAATGCCTTGGTCAACTTTTTCGGCAATAACTGTAAACCCAACACTACTAATAATGATACCTACTACAATACCTGCAACAAAATTAATCATTCTGTGCCTCCATATCGTAATGTGCCATTACTCCATTCACCATACTAACTGCTTGATCCTCATCGCACTTGAAATACTTCATTACTTTACAAACTGCTTCTTCTAAATCTTGGGTTGGTCTCATAAGTACTTCTACCAAGTTTATGTCGTATTCCATATTGTATGCCTCTCTTGCTAGTTAATATACTTCGTATTATAGACTCTTTTGACGTAAAGGTCAACCAAAATATTATGCATAGTCTAGAGCGTTATCGTTGTCCTTTTCCCATTTGCGGCCGATCTTTTCTACCAACTCGGTACTGATACCAAATTCTTCAGCAATTTGCTCAACTGGAACTTCAGCACAATACATGTCAAGTACATCTGTTTCAAGTTCACTAAAATAACCCATGTTTACTCTCCTATTAAAATTAAACTACAGAAACTAACTAGTAAACCCTTTGGCCATTAACGCTTGAAGAGGTGAAGTAGCTTCTGCGGCTTTGAAGTATTCTTCACACCTAAAGTTTTCAATTAAGAACTTTTGAAAGCGGCGCCTTTGACCTTTGTTGTTTTTGAACCTAGCAACAAATTTTGGGTATCTCTTACCTTCCCAACTAGGATGTGCGTTTGGATTTACTTGCATCATCATTTTGCAACCGTTATAGGCACCGGAATAAGTTAGATAGTCACCGTCCCAGTTAAAATCTTCTTTAGCAAATGGTGTCATATTATGCAAACTCCTTATTATGAAATAACACAACCAGGATATCACGAACTCTTTCACGGTCTACACTATCACCATCGCCCCACATTTCTGGGTAACGATTACACTTAACTTTATATAATGCAACCGCATCTGCGACGTCCTCTATGGTAACACCCAAATCGTAAATACCACCGATACCGTAAAACTCGTAGCAGTAATTTATAAATGTTTTTTGTTGTGTCTGTGTCATTTGTTAGCCCTTGTTACTAGTTAATATACTTACGTATTATAGACTATTTTGGACAACAGGTCAACCGTTTTTTAATTGGAGTGTAAGTTATTGATTTATAAAGAGTTTTATTTGCGGCCGGACTTCATATTGGCGCACCAATGATACATTTTGGCACGTTCGCCTGAATACTTCTTGGCTTTTGCTCGTAAACTAGTGACTGAGCCTTTGCAACTAGCACCAGACTTTTTAACTCTGCCTGGTCTGCTTTTGCCTTTTACTTTACCGTCAGCAAAGTTTTCTATTACAAATTCACGGGCTCTCATGATCTATCTACTTCTACCTGATTTGTCCATCCAGAGTTTATAACTTCCTCTGTGCCGTCACTGCGTACCAGTGTTACTGGGCCAGGACCTACATACTGTTGTGTAACCACCCAGTCATTGGCGTTGCGGTCCCTGCCACCACGCATTGGTGTTTCGTCTGAAGTCATGTAGCCTAATTCAGCTAGTTCACCAAAGCTGTTCATTCGAGCAGACCAACCAGCTGGCTGTACCTTGGGTGCTTGTCCACTGTCTATAGCGGCTTTAAGTTCTTCTAAACTTAGTTTTTGTGATTCGTACAGCTCGCTTGCTCTCATTCTAACGCTCCTGGCTCTTTGTCTAAGTATAGTTTCATCAAGTATCCAGCAACTGCGTCTGCTTGCTGTTCTATAGGTGATCCTGGATAACTCTGATCTGGAGACACCTGTCCTTTTTCGTCCTGCTTGTAGTGTGTTAGTTCGTGCGCAACACTGCGCATAATATCAGCAAGGTTACGATTACCTGTGTATATCCAAATCATACCGTCCTGCATATCAAAGTGTGCTGTTTTCTTTTGATCACCTGATTCTTTTGAATCTTGAAACTCTAGACGTGGCATTTTTTTGATCTTTAGTTTATCACAAGTCCATTTTACAAAGTCTCGTAGTTCATCTTCGTGATCGGATAGTGTACTTTCGTTTATGATATCTTTAATGTGCATTATGATATTTATCGCTTTAGCACTTATTAAAATTCTGATGTTTGTACCAACGTTTTTGACCAAATGTTCGCTTTAGACACATGCTGTGTTCTGCAAACGTATCTCTCCACGAAAAGAAACTAGGACCATGTGCTAAACTTTCGTGGGTGTACTTGTTATAGTTTGGATTTTTTGTTGGACGGTAAACGTCCCATTGCCACTGATGCACCATTTCGTGTGCAAGTACGTTCACAAACCACTGCCTGCAAATCCAGTTCTTATTGAGATGTATTGTGCAAAACGTGCCTTTGGACTGTAACTCGTGATACCAAAGACAGTAGGCCCAGGTTTTTTGTGGTTGTCCTAGTGTGATGTCAGGCATTGTTAGTGCGTTATCAAATATATAGTAGTTGATCAATCTATACGTATATATTGTTTCATCCATACTAGGTCGGTACATTTTCCTTTTTTGGAAAGTAATCTTTGGAAGCGGACGCTCCATTATTGATCTGAGTATATTCATTGAAAACGCTCCTACAAGTATTTAACATCGTAGGAGCGTCCAAATTATTAACTTGAGTTACTCTAGTTCTTCTAACATTGCATCAGCGTTAGCTTCAGCACTTGCTCCTACCTGCGCTCGTTGCTTACGATCCCTAAAACTGTTACCTTCTAGTAGAATCTTAAGCTCAATGTAGGTCATGTATTTGTCGTTTAGAGCAAACACTTCTTTGTTACCAACAAGTATTCCTGACACATCTACACTGTCGCACACACTCCTGATACTGGTTCTACTGTTTATTGTAGCATCTCCACCATCAATTGTTCTATAGGTTTTGGACACTTTATCCACGGTACCACCTGCTGTATCACAAATCTTGCCTTTGGCAATTTCCATTGCAATATCTTCGCTGGCTTGCAGGCTTGTGCTTTCACCTATAGCCATTGCACATGCAATTTCGCTAATCTGCGTACAACCTTTCTTGTACCAGTCTGGCTGTGTGTCTAGTACCGCTTCAACGGTATCAGCTCGCCGATCTTTTGCTTCTTCAATTTCTACCATCATAGGGTCTTTTGTTGAAGCACATGCACCTAACAACAAAGATAGCCCTAAAGCAATTACTCTAGTCATATTCTACTCCTCAATTGAGATAGTTTCAGTTAAAACTTCTTGTCTTACTTCTTCACTGGATACTGTGTAGTAACCAAGTATAAAAAGTAGTCCCAAGGCGATTAAAAATTTTGTTTGTCCTGTCATGATATACCTACTATACATTAAACTTTATGAATTGTCAATCCTTGCGGCTTCCCATTTCTTCCAAACTGTCCATGCATTACCTGTTGCACAGGCATAACCTTTGTTTTGTATTGCTACACCATCTTTGCGTATTACGTTTTCTAAAAATATAGCACAACTCATGTGAGGTGCATCATATGGTGTTATCAATTGTATTTGCCCATTTTTAATAAATCTTGGGTCAATTATTAAATCACTCAAGTTAACCACTTGTCCAATGTCCACGTACAGTTGGCGTTCTTGTTTGCGAGAGTCACACACCATTTCTGTGTTTTGTAATACATCAACTTCGTACTCATCTGGTACTGCTGTAAGTACGAACGTTCTAGCCTGATCCCGTGCTATTAAACATGCATGTGTTTTGTTAACGTGGATCCCAGTACGCTCTGCCTGTGTCCACACACCATTTACTAAAACTTTAAAGGCATAGGTGCATTCGTATACATCATTACCTTGTAGTACTGCTGATTCACGTTCGTCTGCAACAGGCAAGCCCCCAACACTTAGTACTTCTCGTCTAAAGTAGCAATCAGCATAAACACTTTGAAATGTAAAAATACAAACTAAAAATAAAAGTTTTTTCATTGACACCAAGACCTATGCTGACATTCCGCTAGACGTTGCACTGCTGTTCTTTGCCCTTTATCTATCTTGTATCTCTCATCAAGTGTTCCGTCTAACAAACTCATGGTCCAACCAATAGGACTTCTGATCAATAATTGATTTTTCATGTAGTCTGTTCTCGAAACTCTTTGAGTTTCTAACATAGCTAGTTGATTTTTACTATCACAATCAATTTCATAGTATTCAAGTTGGTCTGTTGTTAAACGTGCTTCAGTTTTTGTTATGTTGCTTACTGATTGGCACCCTGTAATAGAAACTAGGATTGCTGTGAATAAAATCCATTTACGCCGCATAGTCTATCCGATTCTAATAACAGTTCATTTAAACGTGCAACCTTTTCTCTCGACAACGCATCTGCCTCTAGATCCGATCGCTCAAGTAATATAATGTTTTTTAGGAACAGCTGGCGTTCGACGCCAGCATTGGCGCAATTAGCTTGCCACTTGTCCATATTGGACAGTTTGCTTGACTTTTCTGTTGCGCAACCTGATGCAGTTAATGAAATAGTAACCACTGCGACTAGTACAATTGCACCAATCCAATCAATCACGACTTGTGAAATGTAACTGTTTGAGAAAACGCAAGGCTGGCTTCTTTTTCAGTACATCGTGCATTGCGCTGTATGTACCGTTTAGCCTGCTGTGAACTAAGTTGCAAAATATATACTGCTTCGTCTGCGGCTCTGTTTAGTTTAGTCATGTTAGTCATTGTTTAAGGTTTGTTAATAACAGAGTTATAGTAGCATAGAAAAAAGGCTATGTCAATTAAAACATATCCTTTTTGGACAACTAAACGATAATCATGGAGTTTTGGAGATGTTATTTCTTATCTGTTGAGGCTGGTTGTTTTTGTTAATATTTTTATTCAACCAATTGAGTAAAAAATAAATACTTATGAATATATTCAAGGAGAAACAAATGCTTTCAAAGTTATTTAATTGGTTATTTAGTAATAAGAACGAATGGGAGATGGATAAAGACACAGGTCACGTCATGCTCAAACAAAAGAAATCCAAGTCAGGTGAGCTTGCAGCCTGGCCCTTTCCTGTAGCAGACGATTTTGAAAAAACCAAAGAAGCACCCAAGGTTACAAGAAAACCAAAAGCAAAAAAAGCTACAACAGCCACAAAAAAGAAGGCTCCAGCTAAAGCCAAAGCCAAAGCCACGACAACAAAAACCAAAAAGACTACTACTAAAAAACCTAGCAAATGATCACTGAGGATGTTGGAGTGTTCCACGACGGTGGTGGAGTAAGTCAATATCATTTTAACCAGTTACCTAATGTTAGGTTTAATGAAGAACGGCACTATTACCAAGGTGCCGTTTCTTTTGGCCGTTTCCTGGCCAGCAGACACGAAGTAAAACTTGCTAGTTTCCATGTTCCGTTCCCGGATCAAAGCGAATGGATGGTTAGACTAAAGCAATGTTATGAACAGGTTGATCATTTGTTTGTGTTCTGTAGTGAATTACATCGTGCTACAGCAGAACAACTTACACGCTTAGACAAACCAAAAATTAGCATATATGTGAATGGTATATTTCAGCATAAGTTTGTTCACGCAAAAGTGTATCCGTGGATGGATTGGTTTAGTCAGCCATTGCATTTCTACAAAGACATAAAACCTGGACTCCTGGAACAAAAACTAGCATCAGGATCCAAAGACAAAATGTTTGATGTGCTGTTAGGAGCCCAACGAGATCATAGAGACTTTGCATATTTCTTTATACGTGCAAGTCTTAATGTGGATCTTTACTATACAACATACTATCACAGGATTGATCAACCACTATCCCAGTCTGGATTTGATATGAACGAAGATGGTATTGAAACTATCGAAAACGGCACACTTAACCACAGTGTGGATAGGGTAAAGTATCATGGGCATGAGTTGGGCATAAGTCAAATAATACCAACCAAGATATACAATCAAACCAACTACAGCTTAATTGCAGAAACTAATGCAGAGAATGATTTTAGTTTCTACACAGAGAAAGTTACCAAACCACTTATGGCAGGTAGATTATTTGTTGCACTTGCAGGACAATACTACTTAAAGAATCTGAGAACGTTTGGTTTTAAAACGTTTGATAGTATCATTGATGAGAGCTACGATACAGAGCCAAACCCAGAGAAGCGTTGGTCCATGGCTATGCAACAATGCGAGTGGTTGTGCCAGCAGGATCCTGAGGTTATACTTGAACAGGTTAAACCTATTGTTGATCATAATAAGAATCTTATTTTTACGCATGACTGGTATAATGAGGTAAGCAGGCTACTAGAAAGCGAATTGCTTCCTTATGTAGATTAAAAAAGGCGATCTTTTAATCGCCTTTTAGTGTTTTATACGAATGTGCTTCTGCTTTGCCACTTGCGCATTCTATCTTCTAGATCTGCGTAGTTTTGTGCTTGGCCTAGGTATCTTTCTAGTGCGGCACGGTCCGAATCGTCAAACCAACTTTTGATTGCTTTAAGTATCTTTACCATACGTAGCCACCTAAATGTTTAGACCTTGATAATTTTGCTCTTGCTCTGTACTTCTGTGCTTGTAATAATTTATTGTAAAACTTTTTGAGTTTTTCTAGTAGACTTTCTATCATTCTTCTTGTTTGTAACCTCCTGTGTTGTTAAAAGAACTTGTACATGATCGATGTACAATGGTATTTATGCTGTGACGCAACAAATATTATACGTAGTTATAGCATATGAGATATGCTCTTGTCAAAAGAAATTAGTCCAGTTTGTCTTCTGCTACAAAGTAGTTAGGATCTTCGATAACATTTATTTCAACTAGATTGCCTGCACGTTCTAACAACTGCTTGCAGTCTGGGCTGAGATGCACTAGGGATAGTTTTTTGTTTGCGCTTATGTAACGTTCGCTTAGTGTATCAATTGCTTCTAGTCCTGAGTGGTCAATAACTCTGCTGTCAGCAAAATCAATCACAACATGATTGTTATCCTTGCTAGGATTAAAGCCTTCTAAGAATGATGTTACTGATCCAAAGTACAAAGGACCATGCACTGCGTATACTGTACTACCGTAGTGATTCTCACGTGCTGTAACACTAATGTGTTTGGCATGTTGCCAACTGAATACCAATGCACTTATAATAACACCAACCATAACAGCAAATGCCAGGTCAGTAAACACTGTAACAGCACTCACAGTTATCAACACAAATGCATCGCTACGTGGTACACGTTTGATTATACGAAAACTGGACCATTCAAATGTTTTAATTACCACAATAAACATAACACCCAACAGTGCCGCAATTGGTATCTGTTCGATAAGTGGTGCCGCCGCTAGTATAAACAACAGCAGGAACAGACTAGCACTTATACCAGACCAACGTCCACGTCCGCCTGATGTGATGTTGATCATGCTCTGTCCAATCATTGCACAACCACCCATACCACCAAAGAACCCTGTAACAGTGTTAGCAACACCTTGCGCTACACACTCTTTGTTGCCACGCCCACGTGTTTGTGTCATTTCATCTATTAGGCGAAGTGTGAGCAAAGATTCAATCAATCCTATAGCGGCCAACACAACTGAGTAAGGCCAAATAATCATAAGTGTTTCGAAGTTAAAAGGAACTGCTGGTATATGGAAACTAGGTAATCCGCCACTGATACTTGCAATGTCTCCTACTACTCTTGTGTCCAGCGCAAATGCCCAAACCAAAATAGACACAACCAGTATTGCTCCCAGTGACGAAGGTATTGCTCCTGTTAGTCGTGGCAAGTACTGAATTATCAACATGGTTACACCAATCAGAGCCAACAGCAAGTACATGGTTGATCCTTGTAACCATGCTACGTCAACAATTGATCCTGCTAGGAATGTGTTGGCTAACCATCCAGGTTCACCATCTACACCAAACTGTTTTAACTGTGCTAGGAAGATAACAATAGCAAGTCCATTAACAAAACCCAGCATAACAGGGTAAGGTACTATGCGTATCAGTTTACCTGCTTTGAGTGCGCCTGCAAGTATCTGAATCATGCCCATGAGAACCACAGTGGCAAACAAATATTCAACACCGTGATTCGCAACCAGTGCCACCATAACCACTGCTAGTGCTCCTGTTGCTCCACTGATCATTCCGGGTCTACCGCCCATAACTGCTGTGATTAATCCTACAATAAAAGCGGCGTAAAGTCCTACCAGTGGTCCAACTCCTGCAACAAATGCAAAAGCAACTGCTTCTGGAACTAATGCTAGTGCAACTGTTAAACCGGATAGTGTATCATTCTTAAGGGAAGCCATGCGGCCAAGTATAGTATTCATGCACGTATTTATTGCGCCAGTAAACCCGATAATAGGGCAAATTTTTATTGTATGTGATCTGCTAGTACGTGTATCTGTAACAGTTGTCTACTAGTAAATTGTTTGTATTTTTTCCAATTACTAGTGCAATGGATTTGTGTTGCTTTGAATGCCGCGCCACCGCCCTGCTCGTAAGTATAGATACCATCTAGATTTAGATAGTCGCAAAAGTAATTTTCATTATGCTCGATTGTATGTTCTAAGTCTTGATGCTCGCTAATGCTACTTATTTTTTTGTTCTTTTTTAATTCCCACAGCCTTATTTTTTTCAATAGTTCTTCGTTATCAACACACTCGTCTTGCCAAACTATAGTTTTAAATTGAGGTACACTATCTAAACTTAAAATAATAGTATATCTCTGATATTCTAACCGATCTTTCATGCAATCGTCTATATGAATATCGTGACAAAAAGATTGTTCTTGGTAGGCGGACCAAATATCGTATGTTTCATTGAAAACTTGGTCTGTTATGCGTTTTATAATACTCCATTGTTCTGTATGGTCAGGAGTAACGTCTAACCTTCTATCTAGTACTTCGTTTTCTATCTCCCAGTTTACATAAGAATTGCTCTTATTTTGTTCCCAGAACATTTTGAAATCATCGCACTCTTTTAACGACAATAAGTTACTATAAGTTTTCATGTGTATATTTATGTTGATTATGTAAGGCAAAACTTGCCAAGTTTTTCATCTTTGACTCACCCATGATATCAAACCTATCGTGGAAACTCAGTGCCCATGCATTCACAGTCTGATTAGGATAGAAATCGCTATGAGCTCGCAGTTTTTGTTTTTTGTACCCTGTGTCTAATAATAATTTCATGTCGGGTAACACATCATGTTCGAAGTTATCAGGTAAGTGTTCATCACGACTGTAACTGTAGTGCATGGTTGGGCGGACACCACGCCAACTGTCCACTACACGTTTAACTCTTTCGTCACTTGGATCAATGTACTCACCTTCTCTACACCAATGATGATGTATGTCCAACACAATAGGTAAAAGGTCTGCTAGTTCAAGACAAGTATCAAGTCCATGCGAGTTTTCTTCGTTCTCAATGGTAATTATGTTACGTGCTTCTGGGCTAAGTTTTTTGTATGCTTGTCTTACACCATCTGGACCTTGCCTACCTGATATATGCACATTACATTTAAAGTCCTGGAACTGTTTACCAAAGCCCATCCATCTGGCCATGTCAGTGTGGTACTCAAACTCTTCTATACTGCGACGTACAATATCCGGGTTATCGCTTGCAAGAACAGTAAACTGGCCAGGATGAAAACTAATCCGCACATCCAAAAGGCGAGCCAAGTCACCGACTTTCGCAAACGCAGTTGAGCAGTACTCACGTACATCAGGATTCCTCCAGTAATAAGACCATTTATCATGAGTGTATACTGGAAGACAATCACTGCCAAGTCTGACCATCCGTAGCTCATCAGGTAATCCTCCTACATATTCTATTAGGTTGTAATACGACTGTATGTTGTGTACCATAATATCCCACAGTCGTTGTTCTGCGACATCACGTGTTTGCCTATCTAGCCAGGACACAGTAGTTGACTTGGTATTGAATGGACGCTGAATCTCTTCAAGTACTTTTTTCTTCTGCGTTTGATCAGGATCCAAGTACTTACATGCAAAGCCAATACGTTTTAGATTTTGTGTAAACATGCGTGTATTATACTGGTTTTTTTATCTGTTGTCAATGCGCAAATAAGTAATACATCGAGAGGATATTTTATGAATCAAATCAAGCAGTTAGTAATTGCCCTAGCATTGTTATTACCTTTATGCAGTTTAGCACAACGTGAATACATTGATGATCCTGCTCTACATATTCACGAACCAATGGACGAATTAACATTCAGGCATGAGGAAATTGATGAAGTTTTAGGTAAGCCTGGTGTATTTGAAGGTTACTGGGAAATAAATGGGCCATACATCAACAATCCCGAAGTTCATATGCGTAGAATGTTGTTCTTTGTGGATTGTTCACCAGAAAACTTTCCTGACAGCAAGCCTGTACATGTTGCTCTAAGTACTATTGCACTAGGTGACGACAGAGGCAACATGATTAAGATTTACTTGATCCCACCTGGCACTGAAGAGTGGATGGATTGGTCCGAAGTAAGTTTTATACAGCAAGAACACATTAGCAAAATTTGTAGATGAAATTCGACGGGCTGTTGCTCGTGGACTGTTGGGAAGATAAATGGATCCATGTGAGCAAGAATTACAAAGCTCGTCAGTTTTACCAAAACATTATCAAGTTCATATCTGAATATTCTTTTGATAATGTATACTTTTTCGCAAACCAAGATTATAGAACACATGAGTGCTTCTATGAACACTTTCAAAATAACATAACTGTAGTTAAAACGGTAACAGAATTAGTAGGGGAAACATTCCTAGTAGGCGGTGCCGCATGGGACATGTGTTTACATGACCCATCAAATCCAAGTTTTACAACTCTCGCAAACGCAGGAAAAACTGTTTACAGTTGCCCTAGTATTGTTGACACAGAAATGGGGTCAACACAAATAGTTACACAAGATACATTCAAGTATGATAGAAGAATACGTTGGGTCAAGCAGAATAACTTATTCTGCGTTTCTTAGTTGGTTGGAAATAAGTCGACATCGTACTTCCAGCGACGGTAGTATCTCTCTTAACCAAGGAATATCTTCGCCTTGTTTTTGTACCCATTGATCCTGCAGTACATAAGCTTCTATTTCTCTTCTGGACCATTCCTGGCAACTAGGTGCTTTACCGTACTTTGCATATTGTAGTGCATGTATCATTTCATGGTACATTATGCTTTGTCCTTCTACTGTGTTTAAATCCACTTCGTCTGCGATGTAGACTATGTTGCCCCACTGGGCGGCAAGTGCATCACATTTATTATTGCACACCACCGATTCAACTTGATCACGTGGGACTATCATGACATGAGGATATTTGTCTGACGTAAAACTGGGTATTTCTATTCCCAAATCTTGTGATGCTTGTTCAAGGAGATTCTTTTCCAAATTTTCATCTGTCAGGCCAACTCCAATTACAAAGCCAATGACAACAAGAACTGTGACCAGTATTTTCTTCATCTCTAATCCCACAAGTTCTGGAGGTAGACTCCAAACAGGCGGAATCCATTTTGTATACGAGCTTCGTGTAATTTCATTCCGTCGTGGTCATAAACCATAGTATGATTGGGTCCGTTCATCAATTCACTGGCGCCGCCTTCTAGTTTCTTCCACTGTATGTCACTTACCCCAGATTGAAACTGTTCTCCCCAGTCGTCATTGATCTTGCTATCAAACGCAAAGATCATTTCATTTAATACCCAGTCCCACCGTTCAAAATACTTGTCGTCAACTTCACCACTTGCACGTTGCTTCTTGGTTAGTTTCTTACCGTGCAGTTCTTTTGGCACATCCTTTAGGTCAACACAAGGGCCGCCGTGTTTGGTTTCTTTAAGTTGCTTGAGCATAGGTAGCACAATATGCGCCAGTGTGTGATCCATACTCCAGGTATCCCACCGATCAATGTGTACTTGGACTGTTTGCTCTTTTTTGCTGTGAATCCAAGCTAAGAACTTAGATAGCAAAGTGTTGTGTCGACCTCGATCCCAACTGGTAATATCACCAACCTCTGCAGCAGGTTCTACACTACCGTGAGCAAGCCATTCACCAAAATTGCGAACCCAGACAGGTTTACCTTTCATTCCGCATTCGTCTTCTACGTCTTTTGTCCAAAAGCAAAGTAGTTCTGCTAGTTGGTATGGGCCAAAATCATTTATATAATTTCCAATTTTCACACGCATTATCTATTCTCCGTACAGTTGTTTTTTATGGGGCCTTTGCCATGCAATCTAAGTAAGCAGCATCACCCGCCTTCATCGGATCTGACTTTAGCTCCAAGACTATTTCAAATCCTTTGCAGGTTGCTTCTTTAACTAGGGTTATTTCGTATTCAGTTTCATCACCATGCCAGAAGTATTTGATATTGTCACAGGTTGTGGCATGCTTCTCAATTCTTAACCAAGCACCTGCCGCGGCAAGTTTGGCTTTGTATACACACAATTCAGGTTGCGCAAACTGTTCCAGGTGCGTTCTTTCTCTCTGCTGTGCATGAGCATGTGGTATCGCAAGTACAGCAACTACTAATAATAATTGTTTTAACATTATTGTTACCCTTTTTGTTGATAACAATGCTAACATTGTTATCCTTTTTTGCCTTGCCATCTGAGCAAGAACTTGCTTGCGTCTGCTACTGTTGGTACCACTATCAATGCGCCTTCCCTATGTCTGCTGCCTTTGGGCAAGTTGTTATCCATCCACCCACAGACTTCAAGTTCGTTGTCTAGCCACCATTGAAAATCATGTATTATGATATAGTAGTCTGGCATGTCATCGTCGAATGGTTCTTCGAGGCTGAATCTGTTACTACGGTCCCAACTGAATTCTACTTTTTTGGTTTTACCGTCTTTATGGATCGTCAATTGATCAGACATAGTTGCTTATAGAAGTTGTTTAGAATAAAACAGTATACTAGTATTTAACTAAAAAGTCAAGTAGAATATAGCCAACCTAGGTTTTCCAAGCGGTGAATCCAGGTAAACACTGGTGTATAAAACTCTATTACCCATTTTCCGTTCCAGCCCAAGTAGGTATGTGGCTGTAATACTGGGTCATTGTGTTCACAATCTTTCGGATACATTGGATAAAACTTGCCTGCCCATTTGAGCCTGTCCAATTTGATGTCATGGATAGCTACGCTGTCAATTTCCACGGCCATGTCAATACCTTGGTCTGGTTTGCTTTCGCTGTAGTCTTTGTTCAGGAACTGTACCCAAAAACTGTGTGGTCCTTTGTCAAAGTCATGGTTAAGAGACAGCATGCAAGGGGTTCTTAGATCTATGGTGTTGATTGTTGTGTTGTCGAACCCGTAACTGATGCGTGGCACAGTCTTGTGTATTATGGGGTTAACACAAACCTCAATGTTTACGTTATACAGAGTATCCATAACTTTTCAAAAAATCTTTGTACTGTGGGTAAAGTGCAATAGCGTTATAGTTGTATTTTTTGTCCCAACGCTGTAGCCATTGAATCAGCTCTACTCTTAGTTCTTCTACGTTATGGGGTGCTTCACTATCTAACATTGTGATCACTCCGCGGCATTCTCTGGCTAACTTTTGTGAAAGCCTAGATGTATCCCTTCCTACTGCTAAAGTTTCGAAACTTGTTTGATCTACATTTGTTTGCAATTTATCTAGTAGCTGTTGATACTTAGGTTTTAGTTGTTGTCTGATATCCCAAGGTAGCACATTCACTGCCATGTATGAAGGGTAAGTTAGTGGCACACTATCAACAGCAAGCCCTAGACTATATGCTTTATCTAAATACTGATAATAATCATTCACACTAAGCAACTGTGGCGCTGATCTAAGTACTACCTGAAACTTGTCTGATTGCAACTCAACAAGTTCGTGTATAGTTTTCCACAGTCCAACGTAATCGCAACCTTGACGAATGTAATCATTTGTTTGGTTAATACTTTCTGCGCTTATTTCTAAATGTGCTAATCTAAACTGTTTAAGTTTTTCTACTAGCTCTAAATTTACATTAGTGCCGTTGGTCACTGTGCTTATACTAATATGGTGATAATTATTTTCCAGTAACCAGTCTATAAGTTGATGGAATCTTTTGTTTATCAAAGGCTCGCCACCAATGACATGCACTCTGTTAAGGCGATCTTTAACAGTGTCTAAGTTAGTTAGCAACTGTTCCCAACTTTGTTTATCTATAACCCAGTTCGGTTTCTTATTGTACTCGATATCCCAGGATCTATATGCACTTGCTATTTTACTACTAGCCTCTGGAATGCACATCTTACATGCAAAGTTGCATTCGTTTCCCAAGTCTATATGCCAGTCTATAGGTAACACATCAGTAGTTCCGTCCGCATGAAACTTTTCGCGCCATGTACTTTGTTCAAAACTTTGTTGGAATGCATTACTGGTATGTTCTGTAAATATGCCCAGTTTGTAGTTCTCTTTGATCCTACGACTTTGGTAACCTTGTGCTTCTTCTTTATAACATACACTGCATTCTTCTAACGGTTGATCCGACAATACTCTGCGTCTAAAGTCTTGCATAGTATCGCTGTCATACCATTGTACTAAACTTGTGTTGTTTAAACTTTCGCCTTTGTTGGGCCGCTTACTTTCGCTACTACATACACCGTAGGAACCATCCCAGTAGAAGTGATGATTGCTCCAAGGTACACTGCAAAATACTTTTTGATTGGCCACTAGTCAATTATGCCAAAGTTTGCCCAGTTGGCTAACCCTAAACAGATCCATCCCATTGGTCCGCCAAGACTAGGGTTGTTGTTCCAGACTACATGTCCTTTTGTACTGGCATAGTTTGGCGCTCGATTGCCTTCTGTAAATCGCATGGCTTGCCCTATGCGTAAATCGTCAACTTTTGTACTTCCGTCTGTGTTTAACACAATATTGTTTTTGTTGTTTGCACTAAGCACCAACGACTGTTTCCTAGGAGTTCCTATGCGTCCTATGTCTGTTTCCTTCTTACCTGTAGTAATTTCAATTTCTTGGTCCCATACTGCTAACGCCGCACTTGGTTCAAACGTGTTAACGCCTACGCGACCCTTAACAGTATACAATGATCCACTCAAAAATGCTTCGCCGGACACTTGCAATTCTTTGAGCATACCCAGTTCTTGTAAATTACTATTGGTTATGTTGGATCCTAGTGCATTACCAATAACAACATCTTTGCCGTTTATGGTTATTTTGTTTAGGTCAAGTCCTTTGTCTTTAATTGTATTAAACACAGTTTTACTAAATCCATCAAATAAGGTTTTGTTAAGTTTACTAACAGTGTTGGTTGATGTAGTATCAATCAGTTCTTGATAAAAACTACAATCCTTGTCCAGTGTTCCATTTATGGTTACGTTACCTTGTACAGTTAAATCTTTTGTAAGCAAATTGTTTTCAACAACTGTTACATCATCTAATATAGTAACTGCAATGTTGGTAGCACGATCGTCGATACCAGTACTGCTGAATTCTGTGATTATACCACCGTGTATGTTGTCTCCACTAAACTTAAATGTAGACAAATCTAACGATTCAGGTTTAATACTTGAATCAGGAAATATAACTTCATTCAATTGATCTTTGACTACTATACTAGTTGCGTTAACTACTGCTTTACCAAAGTCTATTTCTTGGATACGTTGAGCCACTGTTTCTTTAACAGTTTGATCTGTTTGTTTTTGTACTTCCGTAATAGTCTCGTTGATCCGGTCAAAAATACGTGTTTCAAGTTTTTTGCTATCAACATTATACTCGGAGGCTTTTCTATCCAGTGCTTCTGTGGCCGCTTTTTGGATTGCATCAGTAAAGTTAAAGGTAGATAAGCGAGCTTTAATTGAATCAGCTATTAACTGATCAACTTTTTTTGCTACACCTGCTTCTACTTGTTTTACTATTCCGTCTACTATATCAGTTATTTGTGTATTAAGATCCATGCTCACCGTCAAATTGAATTGAAATTACATGTTCGTAATTTTTCTTGATTAAACTCTTGTACATTAAATTCTTATGTACTGTGAAATTAGTTGCTCCTGCATCATAAGCAAACTTTGCCAATTGCTTAAAAAACATTGCACGTCGTGCAAATGGTCCTGCAACATTTATATCACTACCAAGTATCTCATGTACTGTGGTTTTCCAACTGTTTCTATCTTGTAAATCATAATCGTGTAACTCTAAGAATATTTGGTTCTTGCCACTGTTTCTAATCAGTGCAGGAACACTAAACTCACGATCCTTGAAACTTTGATTCTTGTAATCCTTACATGTAGTTATCAAGTATTCCGTGGCTAGGTTACAAATCTCAGCCACTGATAGTTTCTGTCCCTCGTCTGACTCAGCAAACGTAAAGTACTCATCTAGTGCTACTACAACTTGGAAATTGTTTTTGTAGTCGACTAACTGGTCTTCTGGTATATGTATAAACGGAACTTTTCGTTCTGTTAAAAAATTTAAAACCTGTTCGTTTACGTGTGTAACGTAAATCTGTCCCGCTTGCTGAACTAAAATAGCAGGACTAAATCCAATGTATAAAATAGTGTCAGGTACTATGTTGTAGAACTCTCCTACGCCCGACAGTATTTCCTGTTTACGCTTTACTACATCTGCTTGCCTAACATGGTGCTCATATGCATTCAATAAACACCCAGTATATGATTCAAATTTCATTCTGCCACCTGGTTCGCTTTGGTCTACTTCTTTTTTAGTTATTATGTATATTAACTATTTATTAGCAATGTGCGATTTATATCCAGTGTAACACAGTGGAATCCGCCCCCTAGCGTTCTTGAATGTCTCAACTGCATGGGAATTACAATCATTTTATATTTGTTTTCAAGTAACTCTATTAGTTCAGTTTGCGCCCGATCCACAATGACCGTACCAGGTTGTACTACTAACATGTTCATTGCGATCCATTTACTTGCGTATGGGTATTGATAAAAACTTTGAGGAACAACTTCGTTAACAAAGATAACTTCCCAGTCTTTAAATACACTTGGTAGGTTATCCTTGTTAACTCTGTTGCCGTTGACTATGACTATGCCTTCTTGCAGTGGGGTAATGGTGCTGTCTATATGCACTCCGCTGTAAAAATTGCATGTTTGTATAATAGCATCAGGCAACTGTTTTGCCAACCAGGAAATTGCTCTTTTATTTCCGCTTTCACTTTCCAACACCAACAGTGTATCACCAAGGCGACAAACATTGGCAGCGTCAAGTACCATGCCTTGATCGCGTGGCATGCGAATAACTTCGTGTCCTTCAGTGACCATGCCCAGTGCTTCTATTTCCATATCCCTACAGGGATACATCATAGCACAATCAATAATCTTATCACCGTACACCAACAGTCTGTCCCTGGGACAGTAGTTGTACATACCACCAAGTTTTTGGAAGTTCATGTCAGTGGGTCTATGTACAGTAACTCCCCACTGTGTTAGAAATCCAGCGAGGTTATCCAGATCCGCATTGGCCTCATCAATAACCCACTGTGGTACTGGGCCTGTGGGCACTGGGGTTTCTTTCCACAGTGTCTTTTCGCTTTCTTTAGCAAACACAGGATCATCTGTGGGCCAGTTAGCACAATCTGCACGACCAACTACTATTTCCTGTAGTTTGTCCCATTCGTTATAGGTGTGTATCATGTATGTCCTGTTACCTGTAGTGTATAACGCGGCGTCATGCCCAAGTTAGCCGCAATATGTGGTGTGTTGTACTGCCAAGTTATCACAGATCCTTTACTCCAGCCTGTGTGCGGGACGTTATCTATTTCAAGATAATGTCCACTTTGCCAGTCTTCCAAAAACACTATGGATCTCCAAATTGACTGCTCTTGTCCTTTTAGATTAAAGATTTCTATATACTTTTTGTACGTGTCTTGGTGCTTAGGCAAACTTGAGCCTGGCCACATTTTATAGTAACTGGTACAAACATCTTTCCAGTTAAACAGTTTCTCAAATGTGTTAACTATTTGGTTGTTCCAGGTTGGTTGTGGGGAACGCATATCACATAATTGCCCACCGATAGTCCCATTGTACCCCATATTGCGCCAATGTTCTAGTGTTGCACTATCATTGAACTTTTCAATGACGTAATCTAAGTTTTTGTACTCATCATCAATGATATTGCTATCAATATTAAACTGTTTTAAATCTAGTGTTTCCATAATGTATTACTTTATAGTTGTTGTCTATTTTCGGATATGTTCTCCATGGATCAACTATGATGCTTCCTGTAGCAACATCACAATAGAATTCTTGTCGCTTTTTATTTCCAGTATATCCATATGTGACTTGTCTGTTGTGCGCCAGGAATGCTATAACAGGTTGGTCGGTATCGGTTGCTATATCGTTAGTAAGCGGATCAACATAAGCAAAGTCTGTACCTTGTTTTTCCAGGTAATACCCAATCAACAAACTATAACTGCCATCCAGTATATCAACGTCGGGCTTGTATGCTTTGCCCATGATGCGTACCGGCATGTTGTTTTTCTTTTGCAGTGCTGTTAGGTAACTGGCAACATTTTCTGCTTGTTTTTCCCTAGCATGCATCACAGTGTCAAATATATCGTATCCGAGATCTAATCTTTCTGCTAACCAACGCAGTGCAATGTTGTCTCTTGGGTGGCAAGGTCCTGCATCTCCCATGCCTGCTTTCATGTACTTGGGACTTACAATACGCAGTGTGCTACCTGCTAATGCTTCTGTAACCACATCAACATCAATGTTACCGTTCTTCACTGCAACATCCTGTATCATGTTTACCAGGCCAATTTTTGTGCTGATGAATGTGTTGTAAAATATCTTTATGCTTTCTGCTTCATCCCATGTGCCAACATTATACTTGGGATCATTTTCCATTAACGGCTTATAAAAGTTAATAAGTTCTTTTGCGTCACCTGTTTCTGATCCATCTTCTGTACCAATAATAACCATTTCAGGATTAACCATATCCCATGCAACGCTACCCATAGCAATAAGGTAGGGGTTGTAAACAAAACGTGCTTCTGACACACAATCACGCAACTGTGTCCTTGTAGTGCCGGGTAATACTGTGCTGATTAGCACTACTAGTGTTTCCTGTCCAACATGTTGGTTTATGTCTGTTAAAACTTGTTTAACTATAGTATAGTCAAAGTCTTTGTTTGCTAAATGTGTAATAGGTCGACTTCCGTCGTACACAGGATCGTGTGGAGTTTGCACTGCTACGAATACAATGTCTTTGCCTTTAACTGCACCTTCCAGTGAGGGTGATATTTTTATGGTGTCACTTGTTTTGTTGTAAATATCGTAGCCAGTCACAGAATACTGTGTGGCCATTGCTTCAGCACATGGAAGCCCTAATTTACCTAACCCTATAAAACCTATTTGCATTAATGATCTCCGTTGATAAGTTTAGTTTATTTTTATATGAACAGTTATTAAAACCACTGTCGTTGTACGACGCTGGGTTCTTTCCAAGTTTCAGTACTAACATCGAACATTTTATGTACTCCCAGCATTGCGAAGACTTTTACGGTTCAACTGTTGGACGTTGTATTTGGTGGCATGAAGAACCACTAAGTTACAATGACTTAGATCAAGTTCGTTACTTTGATGCGTACCATACGCATACCATTGATCCCGGTCACCCAACTGAAAACTATATATGGCCGTCAAGTCCGTCACACCCTTCAGTTAATATGATGATATCTGATGTTAACTTTCATGTATTAGCTAACTCTGAAGTCAGTCAACAAAAACGAAAGTACCTTAGGGAATGGGGTGTAGCAGATTGGTATTTCTTTTTTCATGGATTTGCGGCTCTTGATTGGTTTAGGAACTATAAGTATCTTGACTATTCATACGTAAAACCTACAAAACTATTTATTTGTTTAAATCACTTGTTGACTAATAATCGTAACTACAGATTATACTTGCTTTCGCAGATAAGTCAAAGAGGCTTAACAGATCTTGGACACATTTCAGCCCCTCTGTTAACAAGTGATTTAGTTAAGAATGAACTGTTCAACACCAACAGTAGATTACCAGTTGACGCCAAGAAGCACATATTTAAACACCTGGCTAAACAAGCAACTCCTAGTGTGCTTGATACTGTTGACTACAACAATGCTAGTGCTGATTTAACATCTTACGGATATGATGCACTGTGGCACGTGGTAACAGAAACTGTATACTATGGTGATAGTTTACACCTTACTGAAAAAATATTCAAACCAATTGTAAGCAAGCGTCCTTTCATACTTGTGGGCGCACCTGGTAACTTGGCATACTTGAAACGTTATGGCTTTCGTACATTCGATCAATGGATAGATGAAAGTTACGACCAAGAACAAGATCCAACATTGCGTATCAACATGATTGTAGAGCAATTGTCTAAACTTAAAAACAAAGACATTGCACAACAGCAGGAACAAATGCAAGAAGTGTTGGAATATAATCATCAACACTTTTACGGAAAGTTCAAAGAAATAATCGTAGATGAACTGTTAGGTAACTTCAAGAAACAGGTCAATTGGTATAACCATGATCGCATAGAACGACATCGCTTACCAAGTGACGTAATTAACTATGAGCAAGTACGAAACTTAATGCTCAGTTAGTCTACTTGGTTGTAGCCACAAATATTCCGTCCCAGGCAGCAGGTAGATCTTGTGTTAGCATATATTCACAGCGTTCAATCCACATATCATAATACCCATCTATTTGTCCATCAAATGAGCCTTTTAGTTTGTTGCATAAAGTGATTGCTTTGTTAAAACTCTGCTCTCTATAATATTGATGCATTTCGATGTGTAACTGTTTGCTTGCTTGCCATGCAGTTGTTTGTTCTTTTTCACCTAGTACAGTGTAGATGCGTATGCCCACAGTTTTACCTTTTACTGCAAGTTCGTCTACCTTTAAGTAAAAGAAATCATTCTTGGTTGCATCGTATGTGGTTTCGCCTACAAGTAACAAACATCCATATTCTTTACACTTGCTCTCAATACGTGCCGCAGTACTAACAGCATCGCCTAACACATCATAACTGTGTCTTGACGTACTACCCATTTCACCCAAGTAACCTAGTCCGCTATTAATGCCAGCACCCATGCCAATCGGTGGTCTTCCTTCTGCTACAATTTTATCATTGAACTTTTCCACTGCTGTAAGCATGTCCAATCCTGTTTTAACTGCTGAGTGATGGTGGCGTGGATCATCGTTGGGTGCATTGTGTACATGCATTGACGCATCACCAATGTACTTTATGATCATTCCGTCACGATCCAGTACTGGTTGCGTAATAGCATCCATGTAGCCGTTCATCAAGTTGGTAAGTCCTTTTACATCATCGCCAAAACTTTCACCTAGTGGAGTAAAGCCACGTAGGTCACTAAAACAAATACTGATTTCACGCTTCATGCCATCCTTGATTAGACCTGGATTCTCTTGAAGCATACGTACCACTGTAGGACTTGCATAGCCTGCAAACTGTTTTTTGATTTCTTGCTTTTGTCTAAACTCATCCATGAAGCGCAGGAATGCCGCTATACTCCATGTGAGGAACACTGCAAATATTGGGAAACTCCAATCCAGCAAATAGCCATCGTTCAAGTATGCTGTCCTACTACCGTAGAATATGCCACCTAATGATACCACAATGCCACCAACACCAAAGTACCAGTTTAGTTTAAGTACCAGTATCATTACTACCAAACTTATTGCCAGTGCTGTTGCCAGTTCACCAAGGTCTGACCACCATGGGCGACTTATGTTGATACCATTAACTATTGTGTAAACACTTGCGGCAATTAAATCATGATCATAACTTCTGCCAACTGGAGTTGCAATGGTGTTGTCCAACCCCGACGCTGTTAAACTTAGTATAACAATACCGCCATTGAAGTTGGGCAAATTGTCAAATGCAAACTCCTGTACTTTGTATTTGTAGTCTACGTAGATGCTACCGTTTGCGTCTGTCTTAATTGTGCTAAACTGTGGGATACGCACTGCTTCCACACCTGCGTCACCCAGCTTCATTTGGTAACTGATGTCACCTGCCAGTACACGCACAATCTCTGTGGGTATGCTGGGAAATATCTGTGCGCTGTCTGTAGGCTCTTTGCTGGGTATGCGAACAACAAGCGGAAGTTTACGTACAACTCCATCAGCTTCTGTACTGCTCAACATCATACCAACGCCCCAAGCACTCTCACCAATTTCTTTTGTTGGACCTATTGCTTGTCCATAACGGAATAGCCAATCTTCCCATGCTTTGCCTGTTGTGCTGTTGTCCTTAATAGCAATGCCACGTGGTACTGGTACACCCTTGCCTCTCAGCGCAGGAACTTGCCCAACAATAACAGGTGCATTCTGTAACAAATCTATAAATGCAGGGTCGCCACCAAAGCGATCTTCCTCAGCAAACAGCATGGGCAGTACCACAAGCCCCGCACCATTCTCGTATAGTCGTATAATTTCATTGGCTAGTATGTCACGAGGCCAAGGCCACTGTCCGTTGCGGTCAATATCATCGTTGTCTATTCTAACCACAGCAATAGGAATGTCGCTGTCTAACTGAATTGTTTCTTGTGGGACACTACGTTGATGTGTGTCCAGTGCTTTGAGGCGGATAACTTCTACTATCCACGGATCCGTCCACCTAATACTCAATACCGCACCCAGGGCGATCAACGCCACTAACCATTTTTTCATGTTTTTTCCTTGACTAGGTATTTAGTTTTGGGTAACTGACACAGAACATCCGCCTACTGTCGCACATGATTGCGATAGGCTATATGTTTGTGCTGTGCTACTGTATTGTGTCAAATCTAAATCTGTTCCGTATGTGCCTGACAGGGAAATTGTTGCTGAATGACTAGCACTTCCACCTTGTATGATATCTACATCATTGTTGCTGTTTGATATTGTTAGGTCTATAGATTTGTCAAAGTTGTATTCTTGTCTTGCGTAAACGTCATTATAGCTACCATAAATGTTAGTAATATTACTATGGTTGTCGCCGCCTGCTCGTTGACTTCCTATGAAACTGTTGTTTGATCCGTGTACATCCAATCTTATATTGTGGCCACCGTATTCTACACTGTCAGGTGATTGAAAAGTACCGTCGGCCTGCACATGATATCCCTGCCCTATTTTAATACTGTTGTTGTTACCAGCAACATGGAATTCAAACCTGTCGCCTTCGCATGCTAATTGGTTGCATAACTGTTTAATGTCCATATCGTTGGAGTCACCGTCTAGGTCGCCTCCCCATCCAGCACCACTGCCCCATGTAGCTGTATACCCAACATAAGCATCATCGCCCTTCTGATCTATAGCCACAGTATTACTGGCACCACCAAAACTGTAATCAATTTCGTTATCACTACCATCCACAGTGACCGTTATGCTATTAGAGTTTCCGCTGGTTACTTGGTCAATAGATATTAAGTTATCAGCACTTGCTGTGCTAATAATTAACGATAGTAATAGTAGCAGTTTATTCATACTCTGCTGGCCCTTTGTGGAAGTGTCCTTCTGTGCAGTGACGCATTTCGTGCAACCACACACGCATGTCAAGATCTGGCTGCACATAAGGTACAAATACCTCACACCATTTCTTGCCTTCTTCTGTTACACTCCAGCGAGCCCATCCTTTAACCTTTGTGGTTTTTCCAGTATACTGTTCCCATGTGGTTTGTATGGTTTCTGGATCCATGATTACAATTTTCATGGTACCATCATAGTATGAGTGTGGTTGATCATAAACATGATGCGGTACACATGCACCTAATAGTAAAACTAAACTAATTTTGATTAATAGTAATAACCGTGTCACTTGCGTTCTCCGTTGTGTGTAATGTTATTGGGCTACCTGCTTGATTCAAGTTCATTTGTGTACTGCTGTTTTGGTCAAGTGTAATGCTAAAAATCCTACCGTCAACGTTTCTATATATAAGCCACTCACCATCCAGCACAATCTGTGTGTTACCTTGTTCATATGCTCCTGGCCTAATAGGATTAGTTGAGAACGAGTCTACCTCTTTAAGCAGTTTTGCATTCATTAAATCTAAAATATTACCCAACATATCAACATCAAGTAGGTTAAAGTCTAGTCTTGTGAACACTAACTCGTCTTCATCTAATTCATTGTTGTCAAGAAGATTAACGTCAAGTTCATTAAAATCTAATATGGACTGTTCACGTTCAGCCTGAGTCTCGTCCTCTTTTTCTTTTGGCTTTTGTACAATTAACAGGTTGTTAATTTGATTTACATCTAGGTCCAATAGGACAGGTGGTGTTGGTACATTTTCTCGTGTGTTGACCATTGTTGCTTGATATGCCTGGTTAAGTATTACCTGCCCTATATCGCTTTCAACAGATATCTCTCCCACAGTGCCATCTGCGTTGGGCAACAGTATAACAAGACTCCTGCCTATTTCGTCTACGGTCATGCTGAATGCAGTACCACGCACACCAATACGTGCTGTTGGTGTTTGTATGTCTACGCTTTGTCTGTTGTTTTTAGCAATCTTACCTGATGCATACTTAACTGTGCCCAAGCCCACTTTCATCTTGAGCTTACTTTTTGTAGGGTCAGCGGCATCATATATGAAATCATCAATGATTAATTTGCTGTGTTTTTCAATTTGTATTTTGGTATCATCATTGAAGCCAATACCAATAATACCGTCGGCGGTGCTTATTGTGTCCAGCATCTCTACACCCAGATCTTTTTCTACTGTGATTTTGTCATTATCGCGTGTAAGTTGTGCAGGGCCGGTTTGTTTTTCAACTGTACCGATCCCTGCATAACACGTACTAATCTGAAACGTTAATAGTAACGCTAGAAGTTGAACCATTTGTGTTAACATCTACTGTACTCGCCTCTGCACCTGATTGAGTAATACTTAGAGTTGAACTGCTGCCGGTATGATTAAGCAGAGTGTCGTGTTGTGAAGCACCACTGTGGGTAACTGTAACGGTGTTGGTACTGCCGTCAATGTCAATGTCTGTGGTTTTGTCTAGGATACTAGTTGCTGTGGAATCCTCAGTTACTGTTATAGTATTACTGCCACTGCCGCTGGTTAGGTCAATGTCTACGTTAACATCGTCAACAAGACTTTGTGTAGCGCCAACGTTTACACCAACAGTGTTTGTGTTGCCTGGATTGGTGATGCTGATTGTAACATCATCACTGCCACCGTTGGTGCCTCCTGTAGTACCTACCTGTATGTCAATGTCTGAACTATTGCCATTAGTGGTTGCTGTTACACTGGCGTTGTCGCCGTAAACATCGTAATCTAATGCATTGCTTGATCCAACTTGGTCAATGTCTAATATGGTGCTGGCGCCATCGCTCTTGCTGTCGTCACCGCTTGCGCCAACGCTGTTTCCAGAACCGTCTTGATCTATAGTGATTGTGGCTGATGATCCAACCTGATCAATATAGATCAAGTTGTCAGCCCATGCCGGACTGCTTATTAATAAAGACATGAATGCTAATGCTATCCTTGTCATGTGTGTCGCTCCTTTTGGGTGGTCCCCATTATACGTGCCAATATCTTAGTATTATCGCACGTTAGTATTTAAATAATAAGTTGCTATCATTAAATATGTATGTTATACGCTAGTCTACGTAATTACTCCATCCTGTTGATTTATCATCTAGCATAGTGTAATCCCATAGTTTTTTACGTTTTCCTTCTTTGGTTAACTCAATTACTGCTTGTTCAACTGCCTGTTTTACTGCATAATTAACTGGTTCATTGGTACTGGTACCTGACTCTACCTCTAGAACTTGTGTGCCTTGATCGTAGAATTTAAACACGTTTATGCCAAGACTAGTGCTTAAAATCGTCTTTTCGGTGCTCACATTTAGCAATACTTCTCCCGACAGTACACTTACCGCTCTAAGCCCTATTGTGACTACATCTACACGCCATTCTTGTTGTGCACCAATGCCCATAACCCTGGCGCCAATACCACCTGTAAATTTGTTTGTATCATAACCAATAATGCCGCCTTCGATTATAATACCAGCAAACTTCATTGCACCCAATTTCTGTTTCTCATCAAACTCACTTCGTGCATTACGTATAATCTGTCTTTCTTTGATTAGGTTGTCCAGGCCATTGCGCTCTACAACATCAAAAAACTCACCATCTGCTAGTGCCATTAGTGCATCTATTAAGTATACTTCTGCACCTTGTGTTACTGCTGTACTGATGTTGGCAATGTTATCTGCTGGTTTACGTTGTCCAGTCTTATCTTGGAAACTGTATATTGCAACTGTCACAGGCTGTCCGCCTTTAATTGCAGGGAAATTAATTAAATGTTTCTTGACTGGGGTTTCAGCAAGCTCAGCTGGTCTGCCAAGTTTTGGATTAGTCGAGGCGCAACCAACTAACAAAAAAACCAATAACGCCACACATATTCTACCTAGCATGCATCTCCTTTAAAAGGCAAAACTGGCAACAGGAATTTCAACCTTCGTAACTGATCCATCTGTTTGCGTTACGTTTAATGTTACTAGGTCGTCGGTCATTTCATAAGCCACTGTATTGCCTAGTAGATCAATAGTACCACTACTTTGTGGATTTTCCCCAAACAGTTTGTCTGAAATTTGCTTACTAAGTTCAGCATAGATTCTACTTTCTAAATTAGCCAAGAACTTATTAACATTAGAGTTTTCTTTTTCACGCTCAATTTCTCTTGCCGCGGACTCTAACTTAGATTTGATTTCTGCTCTTCTAGTGTGTGTTAGGTTTTCAATGGTCAACACATGACTACTGTAGCCTATACCGTTAAAACTAGGGTTATTAAACTTATAAGTTAAGTCGCCTGCTGTTGCCGCACTGATAAAAAACATGCCCACAAGGAATCCCATAATAAAACTCCAAAAGCCAAAACTCAACACTGTTGATATAGTATAGGTTACTGGGTTGGACTTTTTAAACTTCTGCCAGGCTGCCTTTTCATAACTACTTTGATGATTCATTTTTTGTTTTAGCTCCTTGGTCCTTGACCTGTTTTAGTTTTAGTTCTAATTCTTGTGCTTTTTGTAAATTTGCTCTAGCTTTTGCATCTAGTTCAAGAATCATGTTTAACTTTTGGTTCAGTCTAATTAAATCGTTATCAAGCATACGAATTCTGTCAATCAACGCAATCAGCGTCATTTGTGCTTCGCTTAGTACAGGATCAATTTCTTTTGTTGCCCAGGTCCATATGTAATATACAAAGTACCCTAACCCACACGCGGCTATAATCGGAAAACCATATTGGTTTATTGCGCCGGCTACATCAATGTCCATTTAGTAGCCTCTCATTCTAGTCGCGACGAGCATCGTTCTTGCCGTCTGCTCTAGCAATACGGTTCAAGTCTGGTGTTACCCCAAATGCATTGCTCATGAGTGTGTCAATACGAATCACGTCATGGTTCATGGTCTTAACACGATTGTCCAATGCGTTAATTATTCCTGTAAGTCCTTTTACACTGCCCATTACACCGTCAAGGATAAAGCGCATAGTAAGGAATACAAAGTACCCGCCGGCCAGTGCCGCGGCGATAGGAAAACCAACTTCGGCAATCAATTGAAGTATTTCTGTCATTTTGAATAGCTCCTTCTTTAGTGTATTTACCCAAATTTTTACAGTTTACTCATGGGCTATAAATAATTACATGAGAAAACTACTACTATTACTGCTGTTAGTGCCATTTATAGCACAAGCAGAATACGCAGACTGGGACAAATACGATAAAGAATTATTCTGGATGTCAACCACAGCTATTGCAGTTGACCACTTGACCACAAGAGATATGGCTAGTAGATATGATGAAGGATATCGGGAACGCAATCCAGTGCTGGGAGAGCACCCAGACAAGGATACAGTGGATTTGTTTTTTCTAGTAAACTATGTTACACACTACTACCTGACAGATTATTTTCAAGGGGAACACAGACCTGTGTACTTGATGACTAGGCTAGTAGTTAATGGAGCGGCTTCTATTAATAACGTTAAGATTGGTCTTGGAGTACGATTTTAGTGGACTGATTGTAACGTTTACAAATTTCTTCATAGAACGTATCCAACTCTCCACCAAACTTACCAGTCAAGTGTTCTGCTAGGTCATTACATAGTTTAGCATCACCGTCTTTGTTTGCTTGCACGAAATCGCCATGTAATTTCTTCCAATGATCCAACATTACAACTTCTGCTAGTGGTACCTTGGTTGCTTCTACTACACACCATGTGTCTAATAGATTACCATCAATCACATTTGGCTCTAATTCTAAGATGAGATACTTTTCAAACATCTCGTCTGTGGGTTGTTCCCATACAATATTCATCGTTTCTTCAATCCTTGTTGTTTATAAATTTGTTGAACTGCTGTTGCTTGATAATAACAATCTATTAAAGCATTGTGTGCACCTTTAGCGTCCTTATCTCTAGGATCTCCAAAAGTTTTAAACAATGTACGACTATCTCTTATCTGCCAAAAGTTCCACGGCATGGGCGTATCCATGTCACGATACAAATCTTCAAGAATAACTGCATCAAATGCAGGCCCTTGGCACCATATGTTATCAGTCCCTACTAGGAACTTATTAAGTTTTCCTAAAAAAGATGATACACTGTCACGTTCGTGATCACCGAGGGCTTCTTCTCGAACATCTTCTGCTTGCTTGCCCCACCAATCAATTACATCCTGGTGTACATGTCTGCCTAGTGCTATTTGTTCGTCTACATCTATCCTAACATACAATCCGTCGTCTGTATTCACATCCGATGCGTATGGGTCAAACTTAACAGCACCCACAGTCAACACGACACTCTGCGGACGAGTACCTAACGTCTCAATATCTAACATTATATCCATAATATTTTTTATGCTGGCTGTAGTTTAACTTCGAGGGGGAATCCGTTGTTACGAGCAAGCATTGTTACTTCTACACCTTTTTGCTCAGCAACTTCATATGTAAGTGTTTTTACTACGCTACTACCGTCGTTATGAATCTTAACAGTTAATTCTTTTGCTATTTCTTCACTATGATGGAAAATTACTTTCAGACTCTCTACAACAAACTCTACTGTGGTCTTATTGTCATTGAGGTAGATTACATTGTAAAGATTAGGTGGTTTGATACTTGTTTTAGATTTTGTAGATTGTTTTACTTCAGTTTTTTCACTCATAGCTTACACTCTCGGTCATCTAGTTAGTAAGTGGGGGGAGTTGCCTCCCCCCGGCGTTTATAACTATATTATATTACTTAGTAAAGGTAATTGCAATCTTTTTAGGCTTTTGTTCGTCCGGAACAACATGCTCTAAGCTGACTGCCAGGATGCCATTTACTACTGTTGCACCTTTGATCTCAACATTCTCGTTGAGAGTAAATGTGCGAGTGAATGTGCGAGCACTAATACCTTTGTGCAGGTATTCGTGTTCTTCTGCTTCTGCTTCCTGCTTCTCCCCGGTGATAGTCAACACATTGCTTTTGAATTCAATGTTCAACTCATCTTCACCAAACCCTGCAACTGCAACCTGGATCGCCCAGTTGTGTTCGTCAATTTTGATGATGTTGTATGGAGGATAATTATCTGCTTTTGAATTGCCCAAGTGTGTTCGGGTCAGTTCATTAAACAAGTTGTCAAAGCCGATGGCATGACGATTAAGTGAAGCAGTAAATCCGGGAAGGTTGGTCGTACTAAGTTTGTATGATGTCATAGTTTTCTCCTTTATGTTAAGCAAGTTATGACTTGTGATGTTGTAGCCCGATAATCGGCACTACAAGTATATTTATACAGGATACAAGACTAGATGTCAATCTCTTATTAGTTCATACGATTCACTTCGGGAGTGTTCTGGATTAAATGATACTAAAAAATCCACATAGTCTTGTTCTGTAGACAAACACAATTGAACACACCAGTTCTTAATACCAATGTGTTTGATATCTATATCGTGTTTTTCAGCCCAAGTCCTAACATCGTATTCTATTTCAGTGCGAGCCCATCCCACTGCATGTATTCCATTTGCACGTGGAAGGACCCACTGGATATGCATTTAGTACATCTTTTTAGGCAACTGCTCTTCTAGTAGTTGCTTTTTCCATCTGCGAACTGCGGCGGCATGTTTCCGCTTGCGTCTTGTAGTGGGTTTTTCAAAAGATTCTTTTGAGCGTAAAGTTTGTAGTACTCCGCTTTCGCTAACTTTTTTCTTTAGTTTACGCATAGCTTTTTCTACATTGTCGTACTGGACTATTACCTTATTGCCAAAAGGTCTGCCTGGTTTTTTTTCAAAGTTGGTTGCCATAGTTTTTTATTTAGTTTGTTGTTTTTCGAGCTGTGCAAAATAGTCAAATGGTGTGTCGACTTTAGTTGCATCAGTAATGTAAGTCTTTGGTCCGTAGTAATAAACGTTGCTGTTTTTGCAAAGATCCTCGTTGTCGTAAGGTTCCGCGGTATTAACAATCACGGCGTCACTTTTTTCAATTGCTTTAGCCAACCAATCAGTATCATCCATGCCCTGATGGTACAAATATACATTGTATGCATTGTTTGTACCTTTGGCTATTTGGCCTAATAGTTCAACATCCTTAGGAGACGCATCAACTACTGTTACTGTGTGAAAATCGTCTTCTACAAAATCTGGTGGTGTTATAAAATTACTGTAATCCATCTTTCCCCACTATCTGTTGTATTTGTTCTAGTTCGGCGTCACTTAAATCATCTGCGGTATATTCTCCCGACTGCAATTTATCAATCAAATGCTGTATGTACGCCTCATTGTAAGTATAACTGTCTGTCGTTGATTTGTCAAGCTCTATCCACTTCTTATTGTTCCATTTATACAATTTATTTGGTAAGAAATCTGTCCTAATATACATATCACCTTTGTTTGGCCTAATCGGAAACTGGTTTCCAAATCCACACTCGGCTGTGTTCACCACAGTATCGTTATCAGCTCTTACCTTAACACTGTAAATAGGAAGTAATGGATGCAATGCTTTGAATGCTTCTATGTTGTAGTTCTTTTTTTGATACTTGACTACATCATCCAAGCCACGCTTTATAGCGATATTAGGATCTGTTGCTTCTTCTTCACCTATAACAAAATCGTCTATTGACACTTCTGCTGGACTGGGCTTTGGCTCCGCAACGATTTGATTGGGCTTTTGCTTGTCTAATTGATCAAGTGCCCAATCAAGTCTTTGTAGTGCTAATCTATATTTGTCCCAGAGTTGGTTTACTGACTCCTGGTAGTCGTTAGGCATTAGTTCCTAGTCGTGCTTCAACTTTTGCCTCAAGCTCAGCAATATCTGCTGGCATTGTAAAGTCAAGATCAAGTTCACTTTGCAGTGCTTCATTCTCGTCCAAAGCCTCGTTGAGTTGTGATAGGGCATTCTTGTACTTTGCCCAAATTTCATCAATTTCCTGTTGTGGTTTAGCCATTCTTTTTCCTTAGTTTGTCGTCTACGTTACGCTCTAGTTCTGCTATATCGTCAGGTGCGCCTGTTTTTAGATTCTGTTCTACATATACTTCTTTAACTATTACAGTGTCAGCACCGTGTGTTTTTTTATTGCGAGCCCATTCAAACTGTTTGGTACTAGCAAGTATAAGTGTAAGTGCTAGTGGATCAAACACAACAACCAACAACACTATGACCCAGCGTACTGCTTTTTCCAGTAGGTTTTGATCTGGACTTTGGTCGTATATAAATGCGGCAATGTATTTTATTGGTCCTACTTCTGCTTCTAGTTTCCTGTATTCTTTTTCGAACACAAAAACTTCTTCACGTATTTGATCAATCTCCGTTTGTTCTTTGTCAACAAAATTCTCAAGTTCTTCTACCCTACCGTCAATATCTACAGTTTTAGTGTTTGACTGGTCACGTAGTTTTTGTATTCTATTATTAACTGATTGTAATTCTGATCCGTACTTGGCATCAATACTGCTAAGTGTTTCTGTTAACTTGGCGTTGATACTTTTGATCTCACGCTGTGCCGCACTGGCAACTGAAAGCTCATTTGCTTTGGCCTGCTGTGTTGCTTCTAACTCAATCTTCTTGGCTTGCTCTGTTGCTTCTAACTCAATCTTCTTGGCATTGGCTACTGCTTCATCTAGGCCTTTTTTACTAAAGGAGTTTTCATATCGAGCCTGGGCGGCGCCAATGTCTGCTGTCTTACGGGCTTGTGCTGTGGCGATGTTTGCTGTCTTACGTTCTTGTGCGGCGGCTATGTCTGCTGACTTGCGCTCTGCGGCTTGTACTAATCTATCATTCTGTAACTGTATTTGCTTTTCTGCATCAGCACGAGCATTG